AGGAAATCCGGCAGATCGCAAAGCGGAAGAGAAAACGCTTCTGCTGCGACAAATGCAGAAACGCCTGGTGGAACAGCCATCTTGACCGGGTGAAGCGGAAGAAGGTCTACTATTTTGTGTGTCCGACCTGCGGAAAGGAATTTCATCTTTACGGCGACAGCAGAAGAAAGTACTGCAGTCACGAGTGCTATATCAAGGACAGGTTCGGAGGGCGCGGAAATGGACGATAAGGAATTCAGGGCGGAAAAACTGTACCAGACGACCATGCGCATCGCTTGGGAAATGCTGGAAAACGGTCTGATTTCTGGGGAGGAATACCAGCGAATAAATGCCGTATTTCTTGAAAAATACAAGCCTGTTTTCGGCGTATTATTTTCGGAATGATCGTTGACTTAACGTCGGTTCAGAGGGATGTATGGTAGCGGAAAGGAGTTGATACAATGGCGAAAATAACAAAGATCAGGCAGACGGTTCCCGTCATGAAAGAGAAGAAAAAGGTCGCCGCTTACGCCAGGGTTTCGATGGAAACCGAGCGGCTGCACCATTCCCTGTCCGCGCAGATCAGCTACTACAGTTCGCTGATTCAGAAGAACCAGGACTGGGAATACGCCGGGGTTTACGCCGACGACGGCATCTCCGGAACGGGGATTGCAAAGAGGACGGAATTCCGGCGGATGATCCGGGACGCGGAGAACGGCGGGATCGATATCATCCTCACAAAGTCCATCCAGCGGTTCGCCAGGAACACCGTTGATCTTCTGGAAACGGTAAGACATCTGAAAGACATCGGCGTGGAAGTGCGGTTTGAAAAGGAACGCATCAGTTCCATGAGCGGCGACGGGGAGCTGATGCTCACAATCCTTGCGTCTTTTGCACAGGAGGAAAGCAGGAGCATCTCGGAGAACGTGAAGTGGAGTGTTAAGAAGCGGATGGAGAAGGGCATCCCTACAGCAAAGCTTCCCATTCTCGGATACCGCTGGGTTGGAGACACGCTTAAGGTCGTGTCGGAGGAAGCCGCGGTTGTCAAGCGGATCTACCGGAACTTTTTAGACGGGAAGTCAAGGCTTGAAACCGAGCGGGAACTGGAGGCGGACGGGATCCGCTCCGTGAACGGGAATGTGATGCATGATTCCCAGATACATCATATCCTTACCAATATTACCTACACCGGGAACACCCTTCTGCAGAAGGAATACGTTGAAGATCCGATCACAAAGAAAAGGAAAAAGAATAAAGGCGAGCTTCCGCAGTATTTCATCGAGAACACGCACGAAGCGATCATTGACATGGAAACCTGGCGGTACGTGCAGGAGGAGATTGCGCGGCGCAGAGAACTCGGACCGCTTGCGAATAAGAGCCTGAACATCACCTGTTTTACCGGAAAAATCAAATGCCCGCACTGCGGGAAAAGCTATACGAGACACAAAAGAAAGAACAGAGCAAACCAGTCCGAACTTGGTGATGACCTTGTTTACTGGATCTGCGGTTCGAAAGGAAAAAAGAACAGTCAGTGTCCGGTTCGCGGCAGCATTCCGGAACGGTATCTGAAACGGGAATGCGCAGCCGTGCTGGGACTGGAGGAATTCAGTGAGAAGGTGTTTTCCGAAAAGGTGGACCGCATCGACGTTCCCGAGCAGGGCCTTCTGAAATTCCGCATGAAAGACGGGCGGATCATTGACCGCAGATGGGAGAATACAAGTCATAAGGACTGCTGGACGGAAGAGATGAGACTGCAGGTCAGCGAGCGGAGACGAAACCGCGGGACTCGCATTGTGAAAGGCGGCGGGTTTACCGGATTTGTCAAATGCGCCACGTGCGGAATGAACTACCGCCGCCAGACTAAAACCTACAGGGACGGGACGGACGGCTCCTATCTTCGCTGCCCGCACAGTTCATCCTGCGGGAACAAATCGATCAGAGTTGAAACCATGAAGCGGCTGACGGCTGAAGTTCTCGGAATACCGGAGTTTGACGAAACCATCATGGATGAGAAACTGAATCGCGCCATGATTGATCACGGAACGGTCATTTTCTATTTTAAAGACGGAAGAACGGAAGAGCGGACTTACCGGGAAAAGAGAAAAACATATCGGCATACGGAAGCCGAAAAGGCGGAACTTCGCGCGGCGAGGGAGGCAGGGAAAAGAGGTGATACGGATTGTCAAGACAGGTAAAGAAAATTCCGGCCACCATCAGCAGGTTCACCGCCGCGCCGATCAACAGCAAGACAAAACGGCGAGTGGCGGGCTACGCAAGGGTGTCCACGGATCATGAAGACCAGACAACAAGTTATGCGGCGCAGGTCGATTATTATACGAACTACATCAAAGGTCATGAAGACTGGGAGTTCGCCGGAATTTACACGGACGAGGGCATCAGCGCAACCAACACGAAAAAGCGCGAGGGCTTCCGGCATATGATCAGCGACGCCCTGGACGGTAAGATTGATCTGATCGTCACCAAGTCCGTCAGCCGGTTCGCGAGGAATACAGTGGACAGTCTGACGACCATCCGCGAGCTGAAGGAAAAAGGCGTGGAATGTTATTTTGAAAAAGAGAACATCTGGACGCTGGACTCAAAGGGCGAGCTTCTGATCACCATCATGTCGAGCCTTGCGCAGGAGGAAAGCCGGTCGATTTCGGAAAACGTCACCTGGGGACAGCGGAAAAGAATGGCGGACGGAAAAGTCAGCTTTGCCTACAGCCGGTTTCTCGGGCTGGACAAGGACAAAGAGACCGGGAAGATTGTGGTGAATCAAGAGCAGGCGAAGACGGTCCGTCTGATTTTCCGGCTGTTTTTGGAAGGCCTTACGCCGAACGCCATCGCGAAGGAACTGACGAACCGGCGCATCAAAACTCCGAGCGGAAAGGATGTCTGGAACCAGTCGACGGTTCGCCGGATGCTTTCCAACGAGAAATACAAAGGAGACGCGCTCCTTCAAAAAGAGTTCACCGTCGATTTTCTGCAGAAGAAGATGAAAAAGAACGAGGGAGAAGTGCCGCAGTACTACGTGGAGGGAAACCACGAGGCGATCATCTCTCCGCAGGTCTTCGACCTGGTGCAGACGGAACTTGAACGGCGGAAACACGGCCGGTCAAGGTACAGCGGCGTCAGCATCTTCTCCAGCAAGATCAAATGCGGAGACTGCGGCGGGTGGTACGGATCCAAGGTCTGGCATTCCAGGGACAAATACCGGAAAGAGGTCTACCGTTGCAACAGCAAGTACGAAGGCGAGAAGTGCCGGACGCCTTTCGTGACAAAGGAAGATGTGAAGGCGGCGTTTGTTTCGGCGTATAACAAGCTAATGAAGGAGAAGAAAGAGATTCTGGCAAACGCGCAGCTGATCCGAAAGACACTGTGCGACACAGGCAGCCTGCAGGAAGAGAAGGAACTTCTGGAAAACGAGCTTTCCGTAATCGTGGAAATGACGGACAGCCTTGTTGCGGAGAATGCCCGCGTCGTGCAGAATCAGAATGATTATCAGAAGAAGTACGACGATCTTGTCCGAAGGTATGATGAAAAAAAGAAAAGATACGATGAAGTGACAGACGGGATCCAGCAGAAGGAGGCGCAGAGCGAGCGCATGGCGGAATTCGTCCGGGAACTGAAATCCCGGAAGGGCGTAATCGCGGAGTTTGACGACGCTCTCTGGGGAAGCATGGTGGAATACGTCACGGTTCACAGGGACGGGAAGATCAGCGTCACATTTCGGAACGGAACGGAAATTGAAGCGTAAGCATATATTTTCAGAGTTGCCGCAGTTCGAAAGAACTGCGGTGTTTTCGTTGCATGCGTTAGTATAAATGATTTAAAATATATTTGTTCATAACACTGACTTGATGCCGTTTTATCCTGCTTAATGAAGATCTTGATCTTTTATGATGATAACGGTTTATCAATAAATTTAGAATTGAGGAGAAAAATAGCATGGGATTATTGGACAAATTATTTGGCCGAAAAAATAAAGTTAAAGAGGCAAATGCTTCTCAGCAATCACCGGCAATGGAAAGCACTCCGGTAAATAAAAGAAAACCCGCTTTTACCAAACGGGGGGTTGTCTCTGCCCATAAAATCCAAATGGATGATAACGCATGGAACGCCATAGGGCAGAGATACATTGCTTTTGATGTGGAAACCACAGGCTTAAGTGCAGAAAGAGATCGAATAATAGAAGTTGGAGCCGTGATATTCGAAAATGGAATCCCAGTTGATAAGTTTGGAACGCTGGTAAATGCGATGGTCAGGATTCCATCGGCAGCAACAGCAGTAAATCATATTACGGATCAGATGATTGCAAATGCTCCGTCGGAAAGAGAAGTTTACGCTAAGCTGATTGAATTTTTAGGGGATGCTTTGACTGGGGCGACAGCTATCTGCGCTCACAATGCAAGATTTGATATGGACTTTTTATCGGAGACGCTCGAGCGACTTGGGTACGATGCCGAAATATACTATATTGACACATTGTCATTGTCCAGAAGCATGGTTAAGGGATTGGAAAACTATAAGCAGAATACTGTGGCAACGCATTTTGATCTGGTTAATCAAAATGCGCACAGAGCTGAAAGCGATGCCGAAATATGCGGATCTATTCTTTGGAATTTGCTGGGAGTCAAAAGGGATGAGCAGGAAAAGAACAGAATCGCCATGGAGAAATCCAGACCTTCCGATGAGGAAAGGGAAGTATGCGCAGTAATCCAAAATATTATTGCATCAAGAAATGGCAATATAGATCTGCTAGGCTTTTATAAAAACAGCAACGGGTACGTTGACGTATGTTATCTTTACAACATCATAAAATTCAAATTTGCAAAAAAAGGAAAATACATTATCGTTGCAAACAATTTGAAGGCGACAAAAAGCTTTACAAAGGAACCGTGCACAATGACCGAGGGCGGTTCTGACTATGTCAGAGTGTTTTTCTCTTCTCCGCTTGATATAGAAATTTTAGGCGATTACATTTTCAAGGAATACAAAGCTATTTCAAAGTCGGCGTTGGACTATTTGAAATACGACAGGAGTTTTATTGGCGAATATAAAAATGGTCCAATTATGAATAATGCGATGTCCATGGACGATGTGAATGACATCCTCGATGTTGTACGCAGTAAAGATTACCAGGTTCAAAATGTCGCTATAAATGAAGAAATTATTGACAGAGCTTCAGTGGAAATACATCCGATAAACAGCAGAGCCAGCCTTTCAGAGATTAAAAATTTAGATAATTGGGACAAAGGATTTGATCAAGGTTTTCCGTTTTGGGAGAAAGGAGATGAACTTAGGAAGGCAGGCGATATAGAAGCATCAATCGAATTATTCGATAAAGCGCGCTTCCAAGGTTACTGTGCTCCAGTATTATTTGAATCATATGCGAAGGCATATCATAAACTCAAAGATTATGATAATGAAATTGATATTTTGGATGAAGGCATTGCACGTGAAAGTAAGCAAGGAACAAATATCAGCCGGATGGTCGCACGCAGAGATACTGCTATTAAGATGTTATTGAAGCAAAGAGAAAAAGAGCAAAATGCCAAGGAACGTCTTGAGAAAAAGCAGAAGCAAACTAACTTGAATTCTGAAAAGTCAAACGGGAGAGAACAGGATAATAAGCAAACTGGGCGGCCAATATTACAGTTGGATGATGATATGAACGTTATTTCGCGTTTTGAATCTGTGGCCGAGGCCGTAAGAAAAACAGGAATTAATTCTAAAAGTATTCGGGATGCTGCAAAGGGAAAACAGAAGCATGCCGGAAATTTTGTGTGGAGATATGAAGAGGAATATGAATCCAAG